GTTTGAATATTTTCATATTCGTTGATAGTTAATTCAGATAACTTGTTTTTTATGACATATTTTTTGTCAAGATGTTTAATTGTAATCATAATGTTTATTTTAATTAATTGTAATTAATAAGTAAACTGTTCAAAAAACAAATTTATATTTAAAACAATTAATTATGGGTTCGAACATTCGAATCCAATCATAACAAATATGAAGGAGTTAGTAACTTATAAAATAACCATTGATGATGATTATGCTGATGGGGAGGACTTAGGTATTGAGCAAGTAGCACTTACCTCAAAGCCAGCGATTAAGGTACAAGGAATGTGGTTTTCTGAACACTCACCAAAACAACAAAAATTCTCAGATGAAATTAAGATGAGAATAGCTGGACCTTGCCTGGTACCGATGGAAATTTATAGATGTGATGAAGATGGTACAGAATACAATGTAGAATTTACCGAGGAAGAAATAGAAAAGATTTATCATAAATTTATGAGAACTCTTGAAAATAAAAATAAATTCAACTTGGAACATAACCCAGACAAAACAGTACCTTCATATATATTAGAAGTTATGTTAGCTGACACTGATAATAAAATTAAATTTATTAGTGATGAGTATGGCATTAAAGTTAAAAAGGGAACAATGTTTTTAGTTAGTCAAATAACTGATAAAGATTATTTCGAAAAACTAGTTGAAAATAACCAAACATCTTTTAGTATTGAGGGATTCTTGGGCCTAAAATTAAGTGAAATTAAAAATAAAAAAGAAATGAAAGAACAAAAATTAAAAACAATTGAGTCTCAAATCAAGGCTCTTTCTCTTCTTTTTGAGGAAATCAAAAAAGAAGATGAAGTTAAAGAAACTGAATTAGCTGAAGAAGTTAAAGAAGAAGTAATTGAAGAAGTTAAAGAAACTGAATTAGCTGAAGAAGTTATTGAAGAAGTTAAGGAAGAAGTTAAGGAAGAAGAAATGGCTGAAGAAGTTATTGAAGAAGTAACTGAGGACGTTAAAGAAGACGTATTAACTGCTGAGAAAGTACAAGAAATGATTGATGCTAAGGTTGAAGAACTTACTGGTATCATCGCTGACTTAAATGTTAAGATTGATGAATTAACATCAACTAAAACTGATACTAAAGTTAATAAGGTTGAAATGTCAGCACAAGAAATAAAAATTAATAAAGCACTTTCAGTATTTAAAGGCTTTAACTAAAAAAAAAACAAAATAAAAATTAAAACAATTATATGAGTCCACACCAAGTGGCCCTTATAATTAACAAAAAAAATTAAAAAAAATTAAAAATGGCTAAAAAATATTTATTCGAATTAGACGTTAATGCATTAAATGCAAATCACGTAGTTAATCCACAGGAATTTTTCTCAAAAGCATTATTAGGTGACAGAAGTACATCTTACTTCAGACCTTTCTTAAATGTTAACTCTAAAATCAAAGTTGGTTCATTAGAATTTGACGATGTTATCCAAGCAGCTGGATGTACGTTCACTGCAACAGATGCAACATTAGATGCAAAGGCTATGGAACCTTGCAAATTAGCTTTAGGTGTTGAGTTATGTCAGTTAGACTTACAAAACTCTTTCGTTGCTGAGTATATGAAAGGTTCAAACACAATTGATTTCGCAAACACTCAAGGTCTTATCCCAGAATTTATGGCTCACTACTACGAGAGATTAGGTGCTAAATTAAACGATAACTTGGAAAGACTTACTTGGCAAGGTGATACATCTTTAACTGGTGCTACTTACTTAAAAGAATGTGATGGTTTAGAAGTATTGTTAGCTGCTGGTGTTACTGGTTCAACTGACTTATCTGGTTCATCTGCTGCTTCAGCTGTATCAACAGTAATTACTGAGATGACAAGAGTTTATAATGCAATCCCAACACAATTAGATAAATCTAAAGTTGTTATTTTTGCAGCATCTGGAATTGTAAATGCGTTCAAGGTTGCGACAGCTAATGCATCAGCTGAGTTGTTTGTTAACAGAGTACCAAGTTTAAACTTTATTGATGTAAAAATCGTTGAAGCTAAAGGTATGTCAGCTAATAAAATGGTTGCTACATTAGAATCTAACTTAATCTTTATGACAGATATTATCTCTCCAGCAAGTGAGTTGATTACTATCAATATGAAGACTACAACTGGTGACAGAAAAATCAGAACTATTTCAGACTTCACATTCGGTGTTGACTTCGTAAATGGTTCAGCTACTGGTAATGAAATCGTTACTTATAACTTCTAATAATAAAGAAGAAAAATAAAAATACTAAAAAGACTGGCTAGGTTAGTCGGTCTTTTTTTTATAACAAAAAATTTAAAAATTTAAAAATATGGCTTGTACAACAATAGAATCAATCGACCAATCGTTAGATTGCACCAACCCAATCGGTGGTATAAAAAGAATATACTTAAATGACCAAGCAAATGTGATTGTTACAACTGCTAATACAGCAACTTGGATTACAACATTATCTGCAACAAGTCAATTTGAAGTAGTTGAATTTAGAAAAAATTTAGGAAGTTACACAGAATCTTACACTAAAGCTGATGATGGTAGCATTATGTATGTTCAAGAAATTGTAATCCCTATACACGGCAGAAATGCAGCAGCTTCTAGGAAGGTAAATATCTTAGCCGAAGGCCAAAGAGAGTTAGCATTAATCGTTGAAATGAACAGTGGATTATTTGTATACTTCTCTGATGCACAGTTAAACTCTGTAGCGGATGGTTCTGCTCAAACACGCTCAGAAGCGAGCAAATATACGCTTACTTTCGGTGCTGAATCAGACCACTTGGCTTATTTTATGACATCTGCTAACGTAGCAACTCTTATTTAAGCTTATTAATACAAACCTTAATTATTTTTGGAATGTTTATTTTTACATTAGAATGCCACCTTCGAGTGGCATTTTAATTTTAAAAACAATTGGAATAAAAAAAACAATTATATTTGGGTTGCCACATAGCAACCCCACTAAATAAAAGATGATATTTTTACAGAAGAATACAACGAATAAAGTGGTGTTAACACTAACTGAAAATTCAAGACTTTCAAATCCATTTTATTTATTTGAATTTACAAATGAATTTCAAAATTATCCATTAGATAATCCACCAATTTATTTTACAACACCAGACCTTTCAAATGCAACAATAAGATTCAACCTATTTGATATTGAATTGAGTTCAACTGGTACAACAAGTGGTGGTACCTCAGTGGCAATGAATCTTCAAAGTGGCCAATATAAATATAATGTATATGAAAGCACAGCAAGCACATTAACTGTATCTGCAACAACACAAAGAGTAGTTGAAACAGGTAGAATGGTAGTACAACTAGATAATTTAACATCAATAAATACACAAAATATATATAACTAAAATGGGATTTTTCGATAGATTTAAAAATAATAAACAAACATTTACAGAAGTGGTAAGTACTACTAATCCTCTTAATGAAGGAGCACATAGACAAAACTTCTCAACACCATTCCTTAACATTGGAAAGGGTGATTTAACTAAACCATACATATCTTCAAATTATGTTGGTAGTGGTGGTTATGTTAGATTTGGTGAAGATAATATGTTTCCACAAATTGTGAATCAAATGTATTACACATCTCCATTATTAGGTGGTATAATTCAATTTAAGACCTCAGCAGTATGTGGTGGTGGATTTGAAATTCAAAACACTCCAAATAACTTAAAGAGTAAGATTGAAGTTAAAGCATTTATTAAAAAAAATAAATTAAAAAAACTAGTTCCAACTGTTACAAGAGATTGGGTTATGCACGAAACTGTGTATTTCATTTTAGAATTTGGTGACGATGGAATTGCTAAAACAATGAAAAGAATTTCACCAGAAAAGGTTAGATTAAATGAAAACAAAACACAAGCATTTATAAGCGATGATTGGTATAGGGCAAGAAGTGTTGAGGTATTGCCAATCTATAATGGTGATAAAAAAGGTAGATGTGTTTATATGTATCAATCAGAATCACCTGGTCAAGATACCTATACAATCCCAATGTACACAAACTGTTTCAACTGGTGTTTCCTTGATGGAGAATCATCTATTCTACATAAAGCTAACATACAAGAAAGTATTTTCCCATCAATGGTTATCAAGAGACCTAAGAGATTTGCTAATAGTGAAGAAGCTGAAAAATTTAAAGATGAACTTACAAATAAAAAAGGTGCAAATGATGCTGGATTCCTTTGGGTGTTAACAGCAGATAGTCCAGAATTATTACCTCAAATTGATACAATTCAAACAAGTGGTAATGATAAGTTGATGATGCAAACTGATGAAAGAATGGATTCAAGAATTTGTATGGCAAATCAAATTGACCCACTTATAATGGGTATTAGAGTATCTGGTAAATTAGGTAGTGGACAAGAAGCACAAAATGCTTATTTAACCTTTGAAAAGAACTGGGTATTACCTAACAGAAATGTTATTGAAGAAATATTCAATGACTTATTAGAATTATCTGGCATTGAAGGTGATTTTGTGTTGGTTAATTACCAATTGGTTGCTGGTCAAATTTTTGATAAAACAGAAGATGTTGATAACACTGGAGATAACAATTTAAAAAACTAAATATAAATGGATTACTTTATCGCAATAGACTATTTAAAGTCAAACACACCAATTACTCAGAATGTTGATGCAACAGATATTATTCCATTTGTTGGTCCAGCATCAGATATGTTTCTTAAACCACTTATTGGTAGCTATTTCTATGCTCATATGCTTGCTGGTTATAATGCACAAACACTTAATGCAGATGAATTTGCATTATACAAGGAGTTCCAACCAATTGTGGCGTGGAGAGCAGCAGCTGATGCAGTATATGCATTAACTTATTCATTACGTAACAAAGGATTAGTCACACAAGATGGTGAAAATTCAACAGTTGCGGATTCAGAGGCTGTTATAATGATGAAAAGACATTACGACCAAAAAGCTGAATGGTATGAAGAGAGGCTTAGAAAGTATTTAATACTTAATAAGGACTTATTTCCAGAGTTTACATCAACTTCAAACACTGATTGCTCAATCACTGATATCACACCAACGAATGAAAGTGGTTATAATAACGATATGTTAATGGTTTAATAATGAGAACAGAATTAGAAATATTAATGAGTAAGCAACACGATATGTTTGTTGCTATTATAGGTGTTATAATTGCATTTTTATCTCCTATTATTCCTTTACTATTATTAGTTGGTGGTGCTATTGCATTGGACACTATTACTGGTGTGTGGAAAGCTAAAAGATTAAATGAAAAAATAACAAGTAAAAAACTATCAAGGATTATTTCTAAGATGTTATTATACCAATTGGCTATCATTTTATTTTTTGTTATGGATAAATATATCATTGGTGATTTCGTTGGTATGTTTACACATATACCACTTGTACTAACCAAATTAATGTCACTTACTTTTAGTTATATCGAATTAAAATCGATTGATGAAAACTATGAGGCAATGACTGGTAAATCATTTTGGAAGTCACTAAAAGAAATGTTACATAGGGCAAAGGCTATAAAAAAAGATATTGAAGATTAAAATGATGAAACCAACATTTGAAAAGATAACACTAACGCTGCAAGAAATTTGGGCAGCAACAAGGCCAAATATTTATAAGTCAAAGAAAACTTACAGTAGGAAGATTAAACATAAGAAATAGAAAAAGCCCCTTCAAACGTTGGGGCTTCTTCATAATTAAAAGATATGTCACTATCTATTATTATTATTTTTAATATCTTCGTCATTCCAATACAAACGTTCTATCATTATTTTTGTTTGCTCGTCTGTTTCTTCTGTATATATTCTCGCAACTTTTCCTTCATTATTTAACAATATTACACACTGTGTATAATATGGGTAACTTCCTTTATATGTATATTTTATCATTTCATTTTCCATATATATTATTTTTCAATTATCATTTCAAGTTCTGTTATTTTATTTTGTACCAAATCAGCTATTTCTTGCATTGTATTTGATAAGTCTTGTAATTTAACTAAGATTTCAATCATTTCTGGTGTTAATTTTTCCATTTGGTTTATTTTGTTTAAGTGTTATTTATTATTATATATTGAATAGTGTATCTAAAAATTCAATCAATATCTGTTTTTTTGTTTTTTTCTTTTCCATTTTGTATTATCGTTTATTATAAATATCTTGCTAATTTGAAAAGTTAAAACTATTTTCATAATAATTTAACTTATCAATAATTAAATATGTTATACCTCTATGTTTTAACTCATCACCTCGTTTTTGGGTATAAAGATGCTGTCTGCTGCATCCAATTGCTTTTGCGATATCAGATATTGTATTTGCTTCAGCTATTGTTAAATCGTCTCTTTTGATTATGTAGCGAAATATTAATTGTGTTTTCATTTGTTATTGTATATTTCTTCATTTGTTATTTCATCTTCCAAATATTCAATTGCACTTGTTTTACAATACAGATAAATTGATGGAATTAGCACACCAATTGCTGGGATACCAAATATAAATTGATATGTACCATCTTCATAAATAATTAGGTTTCTACTTTTTGCTTCGCAATAGTTTTCTTTTAGTTGTGTAGCTGGTATTGTTTTTAATACCGTTAATGCTTTTTGTAAGTCTGTTTTAATCATTGTTTTGTAGTTTAGTTTTGTAATTATTAAATTTATTATATACAGCTAATTTAGCTGCTTCAATTTCGGACATTCTTTCTTCAAACGTAAAGCTTGATTGTGGTTCTTCAAATTCGATTCCCCATTCTTTATATATTGCGATACCTTGCATTTGTAATCTTACGTTTTTGATACCACAAAATAATGCCATTAGTAATTGTGCTTCATCACGCCCTTCCATTTGTAGACATAAATCTTTTAGTTGAGTCATTATGTGTCTTAATTCTTTTGTGTTATTTGCTTTCATTTTCCTTTAGTTTTAGTTTTTTTAGTTTATTGTTATTGTCTACATTAATAAATATCTAAGAATATACAAAAGTACAAATTATTTTACACATTGTCAAATAAAATGATAAAAAAAATGCTAAGTAATTGAATACCAAGCATTTTAATTTCAATATGGTTTATTGTGTAAATGGTTTATGTACCACTCCAAACTCGTCTTCATATTCAAAAAAGTAAAAATCATCTTCAAATATGTCGTATGTTTCTTCATTTTCAGACCATTCTTCTTTTGAATTTGGTAATAGTTTTTTTATTGTGTTGTATATTATTCCAAAACCTTCGTTAGTAAAACACTCAGTGTGACCACCTAAATGTTGTTTTGGTTTATATTGTATCTTCTCCTGTCTGATTATTCTTTCTATAATCAGAGATTCAACACCTCTGGCTTCTAATCCAGTTTTACAATTGAATGATACGCTATCTATAACTTTGTATTTTTTTTCGTTCTTAAATCTGGTATTGATGTCATATTTAGTCACACCTATTTTATTAAATATCTCGTCTGTGGCTCCACTCAAACAAACTACGTATAATACGTGTGGTTTTATTGCTTCTATTGTTTCGTCTACCATTATAATTCTTTTATTTCAAAGTTATATATACCCATCGTGTCATCTAAGTTGTGATGATTTGGGGTGTTATACACAAGCAAAGCGTCGTGTAATCTGATTGGGTTTTGTAACCTGTTTAAATATTTGTATTGATTAACAACTCTTTCTTCAATTACAGTCATCGTTCTGTAGAATGAACCCTTTTCTTTTGTAGTTATGTTGGCTAAGTTTTCAGCTTTATCTGTTGCGTATCCACAATTAATATAAAAAGCTTTAACAACTGATTTTTGTTTTCTAGCATCATTTAACATACTATTAAATTTAACCTTGGCGTTTGCTCTATCGATTTTTTCTGCATCAACTATGTTGTTATAAACGTCCTGTCCAATGTTGGTGTCTAACATTTCATCAATGAATGTTGGAAACGCTGATTTGATATCAATCTGAATTAATTGGTATGGGACATATCCTCTCAATTGTCTTGTTGTTTTAGTTGCTGTGTTGAAATCTCTATTGTCAATCTTTGTTGATTTAAAACCGTATGTATGACCAGCACATTGTAATGATAACATTGATAACACGTAAAATTTGTGTCTGTCGATTTGTGCATTGATTGAGTATGTGTTCATCTTCACAGTTGAGTAAATACCTTTTTTGTTGTCAATAAGTGATTTCTTTATACTCTCAAACTTGGCCATCAATTGGTTCTGTTCGTCAGTTGTATAGTCGTATTCTTTTAATTTAGTTACAATATTTCTAAGTGTGTTTTTTAATGGAACACCAAACTTTACCTTGTGGAATGATTTCTCATCAATCTCTTTTAACTTGGTGTAGTCTTTTGATATGAATAAACTTCTCGCATCAACACCCAATTCTTTCTCGATGCCTGTGAAGTAGTCTTCAATCAATTCTTCTGATATTATAGCAAAACCATTTAACATTCTTTCAGCTTCTGCTTCCAAATTCATATCAGCTACTTTTTGTATCGCCCATAAACTATTTATAACTTGTTTTGCTTTAACAAACAAATTATCTGCGGTTATTCTTGTTGCTTGTGTATATGATGTTTCACCTTTTATAAACTCTTTACATAAAGCACCATCAATTATTGCTTGTTTTATTTGTGTATCAGCTACTCTGTATTTTGTTATCTTATCTATTTCACTCATCTTATCTGGGTAAGCTAAATCATTTACATCAATGAAGTTTTTTGCTCTCGCTAGTATTCTATCATATCTTCGACCTTCTTGATTGATTAAATATGATGATTGAGTTCTCCCAGCTAATAACGCAGTAGCCCACAATAGAAGTGCTTTCTCATTAAAACCATTGTAGTCTTCATCATCACCTTTGATATGCTCTACAACAAGCTTAAATTGCTTGTGTTGTATTTCCTCGTCTTGATTGATTAAATTGGTTAATTTAGTTTGTATATCTACTGTGTTCCCTGTTACATCTCCATCAAAATCATCAGTTGATGTAGTGAAGCCGTATCCAGTTAATGTTGTTATTATGTTTTTTTTATTGTAGGTTAATCTTTGGTTTATTGCTTTAATGTGTGGTTGTATTTTTGTTAAATAAGTGTCGTCCATATCAATCATTGAGATTTCTTTTTCGCTAGCTTTTATAGTTGTGTCTGGTGTTCCAGTTGTTCTATAAAATAATTGTGCGGCTAATACATTTCCTCTACATCTTCCGTATGCTTGTACTATCTCGTTAGTTGTTTTATTGTCAACTAAACTAATTTGGTCACTTATTATACCAACAGCACAATCAAAAGGAAAATCAAACCCAATTTGGTATTTTGTTGATAACACGTATACGTGAGCATCTGGGTTAATTCTTGACATTTCAATGTCATTCAACTCTTTTAATGTTTTTGATTTGTATTGAGATAATTTAGCTGATAGTGTTGGTCCAGTTAGACACTGTACAGTATATGGTAAATTATCAGTGTTTAATAAATTTTTTATCTTTCTTTCATCATTCGTGTGTAGTACAACCTTTATGCCTTTGTCACAGTTTTCTTTAACAAAATTCCAATAATTATTTATGTTGGTTATTGTAATATGTTTCTTTCTCTCTTCAATTCTTTTAATTAAATAAACTTCCATATCATCTTGGAATGTTTGTGGTATGTCTAGGTTTTTATATACAGGTGTTGCTGTTGATAATGTTGTGTGTGCTGTGTGTTCATTGAATAATATGTTGTAAAATTCATTTAAAGATGTTCTATACTCACTTTCACTATAGATTTGAAATTCATCAACAAAAAATGGAATGGTCATTATTCTTGCAAATAATCTTGGGTTGTTCTTTTTTAGTTCAATGATTTGTTCTGGTGTTGTGTTTAGTATTATCTTTAAACCCATATTTAATCCTCTCTCGTATGTGTTAAAATTATCAACACTAAATTGGTAAATAAACATTTGATGGTCTACCCTATTTAATTCTTTACCTTGTATCATTCCAGTTAATGGACTGATGATGATTATGTTTTGGTCTTTTACATTTAATATAGATGTAGTACCACCAATTCCTGTGTCTCCTTTAATAACCATCTTGTTAGATGAGAATTCAGTTATTATTTTGTTTGCTTGTGCATCGTTTGAAACGAAGTCTTTAATTTTAATCTCTATCATTATTTTTGTTTTTTATTATTAAGTTATACAATTGTACTTAATAAATATGACAAAGTATATAATAAACACACAATGAGAAAATAAAATTCTCATTTTTTTTTACCGTTTTGACTTAAATGATTGATAATGAGGTTGTTTAATTTACTATGTCGTATGGCAAATCTCGTTTTTTATATAAGAAGAAAGGAAAAATTGCCAAGCGATATACCTTTATCTCGATATGCGATTATTTATTCATCACGGTTAAACCACTTTCACCAATTACTTTAATCACACTAGCACAAACCAAATCAAAATTCATTATTATAGTTGGATTATTTATTACACCAATCTCATCATTACAAGTAAATTGACAAACAAAACTACAATAACCAATATTATCATTTTTTGTGTTGTGCACAATACATAAACTATCCTTCAATTCAGACACGAATATAATGCGTCTTAAGCCCACTATTTTTAACTTTCTTTCCTCTTGTATCCAAAGGCGGTTTAAACGTCTTGTAATCGCTCCTATGGTGCCAAATTTTTGATTATGAATATAACAGCCAATCTCAACATTACCAATATTACTTTTTCTATCACTAGTTGATAATGATATTCTGTAGTTTCCAATCTTTGTTTTTTTTTCACTACCAATTCTTTTTTCCATTTTTTCCATTCTATATGTTTTTTTTAAATTATTGTTATATTTATATACAAATATAGTAAATAAAAATGACAAAGGCAAATGATACAATTTAACGAAAAACTATTAAAACAATACACACCACTTATTAATGCAACAGCACATAGTTATGGTATTAAAGATAAGGATGTACTTGAGGACCTTCGCCAAGAAGGACGAATTGGTTTATGGGAAGCAACATTAAAATATGATGAAACAAAGGGTGCTTTTCCATCTTTTGCAAAAACACATATACGTAAACATCAACTACGCTTTTTGGATAATAACCTAACCAATATAAGAATACCTGTTAATATAAAAGATAAAGAATTAAAAGCAAACTACAGAACAATATCACTAGATACCCCTATAAACGATTTTAACATACTTTTAAGCGATTCAATCCCAAATGAGGACCAAGAGGAACAAATGGATATAACACCTCTTAAAATCGCTATATTAAAGCTTAAACCAAAAGACCAAGAATTAATAAATGAATATAATTTATTAAGCGGTGAATACAAAAGAGGACAACCAACACTTATGTTAGCTGCTAAATATAATATAACAAGACAAGCAATACACCAACGTATTAACAGTATTATTAAAAAAATAGAAAAATATGTCAATGATAATCAACAACTTAAGTAAATATCTTAAACAAAACCAGGCGAAATTGAAAATGTTAAATATTTATAGTTATAACAAAAACAATTAAAAACAAAAACAAATGTCAACAAATAAAATGTATAGAGAATTAGATGACTTGGGAAGAGCATATTTTCAAGGGTATTGCAATGGCCAAAGCTGGTGCAAGTTTGAAAGAAAAAGCAAAGATGATTACTCCAAATGGGATGTAAGTTATAAAATAGAAGATACACTTGTAATTGGTGAAATTAAAAGAAGAAACTACGACAGTACAGATTTCGATACGTGGGTGTTGGAATTAGACAAATTAAGAGGACTTCAAACCATAAAGGATGAATGTATTAAACACAGAAAGAACATATATAAGAAGGTTGCTTTACACTATATAAACATATATAATGACAACACCATTGTAATTTGGGATATAACCAATTTAGATGAGAATAAGGTAGGTGTATTTAAAGCTGATATGCCAGCAACATATTGTGGAAACCAAGCGGTTAAAACAAAGAATACAATCTTTTTACCAATAACAACAGCAATTATAAACACAAGTAAAAAATGATAGATAAGAAAAAAATAGAAGACTTTAGTTTTACAGGGTTGATAATAAATAAAACACCTAAACAAATCTTCAAATTGGTTGAAACACAATTATTAATTGATACACAATATGTACAACAATTAACCTATAACAACCAACCAGATGATAAATTTATATTAGCAGCAATATATTACTTTATAAGCAAATACTCATTTTTTATAACTTACTATGAACAAAATGAAGAGTATGAATATGCTGGTCAATTAAATAAACATATATTGGCGTTGCTAATAGATTTAGAAATAAGCGAAGAAATACTACAAGGTATAATTGCCAGGAGTATTGAAGGATTCAGAAACAAAATTAATTAAATATGAAAGAAAAATTAGAACAACTCCAAAATGAATTAAATGGTAACCCAAATTGGAATACCATAAAAGAACTTGAATTATATTTTCTTGGTAGCAAAACAGGATGCAGTTGCAAACAAAGAAGTGTATTGGAAAGATTAAACCAATATTGGAATACAACAGGTAAAAAACAATTACAAGAATTAAATAATTTAGTAAACACACCACAAATAGGTAGTAGTGGAAATTTTAATAATAACGAAGACTCAACAAAATAAAATATGAAAATTAAAGAAGAATTTAAAAGTGTTATCATTACCCAAGGTAAATTAACACTTAACGCAAAAACAACCAACCCATCGGAATACGAATACTATTATCATAATGGTTTTAAATTTATGTTTGAAGAAGAAACAACACCAGAAGAAAAACCCATTTCAACCAAAAATAAGAAAAAAATAAGATATAAAGGAATTTAAATGATTGCTGAAATAATGATTACAAAAAAAGATATAGATGTATATTTTAAAGACAATTACAGTTTCTTGCAAAAGATTGCCAAGTATCATATTTTTTTAAATAAACGACTCATCAACCCAGATGAACTAATAGCTGAAGCTTATTTATATATAATCAACAAACAAGAAATAATAGAAAATGTAAAAGATATAAATACATACACTTGCAAATACATAATGATGGAAACAAAATGGATGAATAGCAAGAATAATAAGATTAGCCCACGTAACGTAATTGAATTTAATGATAATAACAATACAATTGATGATGATACCGATACAGACGAACTGGTTGAGTTAGAATTATGGTACAATACCCAAAGAGCAAAATTAGAAATATATAGAACAACCATAACAAAGAAAGAAGACCTTATATTTTTTGATGTGTATTGGAATAGAGTTAGACAAGGATTAAAAGTAAGTGTAAGACAAATAGCTAGACATTTCAACATAACACCAACAGCAAGCCATATACTAATCGTTAAGATGAAAAATGATATAAACAATTACTTTATTGGTGACAATTAATTAATGACTAAATCATTAAAATATGAACGAAGAAAATAAATTTACCAACAAACAACTTAGATTTATCGAAGAATATTTGATTGATTCTAATGCAACACAAGCTGCAATTAGGGCTGGGTATTCAAAAAAAACGGCTTATAGCCAAGGAGAACGATTGTTGAGGAATGTCGAAGTATCTAAAGCATTGAAAATGAAACAATCAATTCAATCAGAAAAATTAGAGGTAACACTTGAAACGACAATACAAGCAAATAAAATACACGAAGAAGCATATACAAAATTACTTGAATTAACCCTTAAGGCAACACTAACCACCGAAGAAGAATTAATGTTTACAAGATTAGCTATGGTTTGTAAAGCTTCTGATGCAATTAAAGCCAGAGAAATGAATGCAAAGCTATTAGGTTTATTTAATATCGATGGCGACACCATCAACACCAAGATAGACAAAATTAATATAAACATCGTTAGAAAGAATGACAAACCAAATTAACATCGCTGCAACAACTGTATTTGAAAGAAACTACGATGCTGTATTTAATAGTGATAAACGATTCATTATAAACCAAGGGTCATCCCGTAGCAGCAAAACATATTCTTTGTGCCAACTAGTTATAATATATGCAATGCAAAATGAAGACAAGGTAGTATCAATAGTTAGAAAAACATTCCCAGCATTGAGAGCAACTGTAATGAGAGATTTCTTTGAAGTGTTAAAAGACTTTGGAATATATAATAAGAAGAACCACAACAAGACAGAACACATATATACATTTCCATCTGGGAGTATTGTAGAATTCTTTAGCGTGGATAATGAACAGAAAGTTAGAGGTAGAAAAAGAGACTTATGTTGGGCAAATGAAGCTAATGAATTATGGTATGATGACTTCAACCAATTAAACTTTAGAACCACAGATAAATTTATATTGGATTACAACCCCTCAGAAAACTATAGTTGGTTATATGAATTACCAAAAGAAGACCAAATATTCATACAATCAACATATAAAGATAATCCATTCCTACCACAATCCATTATAAGCCAGATTGAGAATCTTATTAACACAGATGAATCATTATATAAAATATATGCATTAGGTGAACGAGCAGCGACAAAACAAAACATATTCACCAACTGGACATTTATCGACAATAAGCCAGAGAAATTTAGAAAATTTGTTTACGGATTAGATTTTGGTTATAGTCACCCAACCGCACTTGTAAAGGTATGGTTTAATGAGAATGAGTTATTTATTGAAGAGGTAATATATGAGAGTTATTTAACATCAGCTGACCTTATAGAAAAGATGGATGGTTTAGGTGTTGATAAGAATACAGAGATAATTGCGGATTACGCTAGACCAGAGATGATTGCTGAATTACAACGTGCTGGTTATTATATATTGAATGCTGATAAGTCGGTACAGAAAGGTTTAAACATTGTCAAGACATATAAGATATATGTTGATGCTAAAGCTAACAATATTAAAAAAGAATATGAAAATTATTCATATAAAAAGATAAAAGATATTATAACTGATGAACCAATTAAATTATGGGATGATGGAATTGACGGCTGTAGGTATTCAATTGTATACCTACATACTACATATAATAATTCAAGTGGTTCGGATGTATTTAGTTTTTCTCGATAAGTTCTGAAACATTAAATTAAAAATAAACAATTATATTAAAAGATAAATTATGGCAATTTCTATACTTCAATCACCATCACAATTACAACCAGTCTATAATCCAATTATATTGGCATTAGATAGTACCCAAAAGGCACAAACAAATTTCACATACATAATTAAAATTGAGGTGGATGGAAACGAAGTTGTAGCATTACCTATATCATCTAATATAGACGGTTATGGGGTGATAGATGCTCATAAGCACATTGAGAATTATGTTACAAATTCAATTGACACAACATCATTAGCTACATTCAGAAAAATAGAAGATAGCTACGTTGAATATTCATTTAAGTTATTTGAGCAGTATGATGTATCTGGAACAACAACACAATTTAGTGCTGCAACATATACAGCAACAACATATGCTTACAATGGTGTTGAGGATTGGTTAGATTTCAGAAACTATGATTATACTGATTATGTTATATCATCAGCATCAACTGGTAATTTCTTATGTACAATACCAACAGATGGTGTTACAATGAAAACTACAGATTCATCTTATATTAATTTCTATAATCAAACAACCAACACAACCAACTTCCTTGAAGTAACTACAAGTAATGGTGGGGTATACAGAATTACTAATCCTTGGCAAACATCAGTAGCTGCAACTAAATTTTTGCAAGCAGCTATTGGACCATTTAACATAGCAAACACAACATCAACTGTAACGATGATGAGTGGAACATATCCAATCATACAGGATACCACAGAATATTATGATGTTAGATTATTGGATGTAAGTGGTAATCCAACAAGTCAATCAATCAGAGTTAATATTGATAGAAGATGTTCGAAATATGATACATATCAAATGCTTTATTTGGATAAGTCTGGTAGCTATTTAAACTTTAACTTTGACTTAGCACATAAAGTAAACACTACAGTGTCTAAGAAGTCATATAACAAGAGATTAGGAAGTTTTAATCCTAATACACTTGAATGGGGTTATAGTTTAGCAGATAGAAGCAAAAAGATAATGGATGTAACCATCAACGATAAATATACTATAACATCAAATTGGGTAACTCAAGCAGATAGCAACAGAATTGTTGATTTAATTTCAAGTCCAGAGGTATACCAATTGCTTGATGGCACTGTTACATATTCAGCAGCAACAACAGACAATGTAGTAGGCTATTCAAACAACGGTGGTTTATTACAATTAACAGTAACAAGTCACGGTTTATCATTAGGTACGTTGGTGAGGCTTTATGATACTATCCCAGCTTATAATAATGTATATGCTTATATAACAAGCATCGACACTTTAAATGCATTTACTGTTAATTTAGCGTATAATGGAAATACATTAACTGGTATTGATAAAATAGATACACAAACAATAACAGTTACAAGTGGTGACCTTATAGCAGTTAATATTGATACTAATAGTATTGAAACTAAACAGAAGGTTAATACTAAAATGATAAACTATACAATAGATTTTAGTTATACATTTACAAATTATAGACAAAGGAACTAATTATGAATCAAGATATTAAAATCATATTACCACAAGGAGAACTTGATATAGATAGCCAAATTGGATTTGGTGTTACATATAGTGTTGATGATGTTAAAAACATTACCAAGAAAAATGCTAACTTTACCAAAACAGTTACATTACCTGGTTCAAAAAATAACAATATCCTTATGGGAGGGTTATGGGACATCAACGCAGATTTCACATACTTCAACCCTAATTTTAAAACACCAGCAAAAATAGTTGTTGATTCAACGACTATATTAGATGGTTATCTACAATTAAAGAATATTAAGGTTTTACCAGTTGCTGACTTTGCTGGAAATTATATTCAATATGAGGTTGTTTTATTTGATAATTCAGTTGACTTCACAATTGAGATTGGAGATAAACTATTAACAGATTTAAATTTTAGTGGTTATAATCACACATACAACAAACCAACTATTGAAGCATCTTGGACCAATACATATACTGATGTGTATACATATCCTTTATTATACAAAGGAAGTGACACATATGTAACCAGTGATTTTAAACCTGGTTTTTATCACAGAGCATTACTTGAAAAGATATTCGAAACTAATGGATATACATTTGGTGGTTCATTTTTCGATAATGCTACATATAAGAAAGAGGTAGTTCCATTCAATGGACAAACAGTTTCATTACCACCAGCTGAGTTTACTAGAAGAAACTTCCGTGCTGGAATGACTGCTAATACACCAACACTATCAACTACATCATATAAGGGTGGTATTAGCAACAATGCTGTTTTAAATCCAACAATCCAAACATCATTAAGTGCTTATACGTATTTGAATGATGATTCAACATTACCAAATTTTGATAATGATAATCATTTTGATACGTTAACATCAACATATACTGTTGATAGAAATGGTACTTATAATTTAGATGGTATACTTAATTTTAAAGTTAAATTTGAATCTAAGATTGATTTCACTGGATTAACATCTGGAGCAACAATCAATAGGATTAAAATTACATATCCAAATCACGACTATGAATCTGGCACTAATGTTATTATAACTGGTTCAACTGGTTATGATGGAACATATTCAATTGCTGCTGTAACAACTAATACTATTGAAATTGCTAAGACATTTAGTGGTACATCAACTGGTACATTAGCTGTAACATCATATCAAGTAGGTTTTGGTGTTATTGGTGGTAATCAATATAACAACCCAACATATAATTTAAACAGTTTTAATGGTGGTACATACAGTGTAGTTATAACTATGTATAAGAATGGTATACTACAACAAACATTTGGTAGCCCACAATTAGGTGGAACAGGTTCAACATTTCCTTATACTTCATTTTCAAACTCAACATTCAACACAGCGAACGATTGGGAAGTTGAGGGTAATCATAGAGTAAATATATTAAGACCTAACTTACAATTATTAAGTGGTGATGTTATAACTCTTAAATATAATATAGTTAAAACACCAGGGTCTGAAAGTAGTATGAATAGGTTAATGTATGTTGATGGTACAACATTCAACTCAGCCAAATCAGTTCCTTTAAAAATTAAATTAGAGGGTGTGACAGGAGCAACCAATAATGCATTTTTAAGTTCAACATCACAACATAGTGAAATGACTGATGGTGATATCATTTATTTAAATGACTTTATTCCTCAGAAGATAAAACAAATTGACCTTCTAAAGGATGTAATTCAACGCTACAACTTATATTCAACGGTACACCCTAATGATGATAGAAAGATTTTATTAAATAGTAGAGATGATTATTATTCAGCATCAACTCAAACACTTGATTGGACTTCACTAAAAGACTACTCATTTGAAGATAAGATTCAATTATTATCGGAACTACAAAACAAAGAGGTATTATTTACATACAAGGCTGATAGTGATGAATGGAATAAGAATTATACGCTTGCAACTAGTGGTGATTCAAGAGGTCAAATATTTGGTCAAAAGAAAGTTGAGTACGATAATGAATTTGCTCAAGGAGAGAAAAAGATAGAATCAATATTCAGTCCAACACCAAACTGTTATAATTCAGTAAACCAAAGATTTGTTATACCAACAATACCAGCTGTTAATCCTAAAACAAACGTAAGGGTTATATTAAACAATGGAATGAAGGACCCAGTTAATACATCAGATGGTGCTGGAGTGTATAGCTGGTATTGGGATTGGTATAGTGGTAATACAGCACAACGTACATACTACTTACAATATCCTTATTATTCACATAACAATGACCCATACAATCCAACAGATGATATTAACTGGGGAGAGGTTCCTTGGGAATATCACGCAGAACAACAAACAATAACTGATAATAACTTATATAATAGATATTGGAAGAATTATATTGAACAAATAGCAACAGGAAGACTTGTAACCAGCAGATTTTATTTAAATGAAGTTGATATTAACAAGGTTAAAAATGCTTTAAATACTCGTATTTTTGTTGATGGTACATACTACTACATAAATCAAATAGTGGATTACGACCCAACAAGACAAGGTGAAACAACAGAGGTTCAATTATTAAAGATAAATAACCCTGTGGTATTCACTCCAACTATTTCAACTGGTACAACTATATTCACTCCTTATGAGGCAATGAGACTTGTTCAACCTAATGTGATTGACAATACGAATACGATATTATCAAGGAATGTTATTGTTGGTGGTTCAAATAACTTTGTTGGTCCAAACTCTGATGGTGTTGTTGTTATTGGTAATGATAATATGATTGGAGAGAATTTCAGAGGTATTGTTATTGGTTCTGGTATAACAGCAAGTGAAGGTGGTATATATCTTGAAAATGCTTATATCAATGAGGATGGTACTGTTTTCAACTTATCTGGAGAAACTATATCAAATAATTTTTGTGAGAGTGGATTAACCACAAGTGTAATTACAAGTTGTGATGGTGGTAATATGACCATTGGTGGTGGAATTGGATGGAGTGGTAATGAATATTCAAATGTTAACACTGGTGATTTTTCATCGGTTATATTGGGAGGATTTGCTAATACTAATAGTGGCCAATATGGTGCAACTGTAGTTGGTGGTCATCATAATACAGCATCTGGTAATTATGGTACAAGTGTTTTTGGTGGTAATAATAATACAGCCAGTGCATATGCATCTGTGGTTGTTGGTGGTGCTAATAACTCTACAAATGGAAACTGGTCAGCTGTCATTGGTGGACAGTTTAATAATGCAACAGATGAATCATCATCTGTTATTGGTGGTAAGCTAAATACTGCTAGTGGTGTTTATTCATCAGTTGTTGGTGGTACATCAAACATTGCATCTGGAACACGTTCAGCAGTAATTGGTGGTGCTAATAACACGTCATCTGGAAGTGTTTCATTTATTGGAGGTGGTCAAAGCAATGTTGTAAGTGGACCTAGCACAGCCATTATTGGTGGTGGGTTTAATACTATCGGAACTGGTTCAACAAGTAGTGCTATTATAGGTGGTTTAGGAAATGATATCAATGATGATGTTGAATACTCAGTAATTGTTGGTGGAAATAATATTACAGCATCATTATCAAATATGGTATATGTTCCAGCTTTAAATATACAAACTGGATATGGTATTAGTTTTGGAACAGGTTCAACAAGAATATTTAAAGAAATGTTGATTGGTGATTGGGATATGGATGCAACAACTACACTTAACCTAGCACATAGTTTATCAG